TGGCGACATGCCAGGCCGCCTGCAATTCTCCACCACCCCCGCAGGCAGCGCGACGGTCACCGAACGCCTCCGCATCGGCTCAACTGGTGCTTGGGGCCTCAGTGGTGCTAACTATGGTACCTCTGGTCAAGTCCTGACCTCTAACGGCTCTGGATCTGCTCCTACTTGGACAACCGTGTCGCCCCCAGATGCATCAACCACCGTTAAAGGTATTGTCCAGCTAAGTACTGCGACTAACTCAACCTCTACAACACTGGCTTCAACACCTAGTGCTGTGAAGGCTGCCTATGACCTTGCAGCAAGCAAAACCAGCAACACTGGTACCGTCACCTCTGTGGCCACCTCTGGTGCTATCACAGGTGGAACCATTACGACCTCTGGTACGATTACTGCTCGTAACGCTACCACCGGCCAGACTGGTGTGGTGCAGCTGTCTACTTCGATCAGCTCTACCTCCACCACCCTGGCTGCTACGGCCTCTGCTGCTAAATCTGCGTATGACCGTGGCACGACTGGAGTCAACGACGCCGCCACGGCCCAGTCAAAGGCTAACACGGCCCAGTCAACGGCTAACACGGCCCAGTCAACGGCTAACACGGCTAACTCAACTGCCAATACGGCTAACAGTAATGCCAACACTGCCCTAGGTAGGACCTCAACCGGTAAGATACACGCCTGGGCGAACTGGGAAGCAAATGGGACTGTCCGCGCCTCCCAGGGCTTGAGCAGTTTGTCTAAGGTCAATACATCTAGGTACAAGCTCAACTTTAGTAGCACTATTAGTAATTACGCCTTCGCTGGTGGTGCTGGATTTAACACTGGTTCCAACGGCGCCGGTATGTCAGTAATCTCCTTGTCACAAAACGCCGGCTCTTATAGCACCACCTACTTGGAGGTCACTAATAACTTCCAGAATGGTGGTCTCCAGGAGTCCCCCGTCGCCTCCTGTGCCGTCTTCACCACTTCATAATCACTATGTCACAGCAATTAGTTATTTACCCCGGAGACGCCGGGAACGTACATGTAATCATCCCACTACCGGGGTGGCCAGCGCAGGTAGTGGCCGATAAAGACGTACCTGCTGGTAGGCCTTATCGAATCGTGGATTCTACTGAAATCCCCGCGTTGGACGATGTGTTCTTTAATGCCTGGGAAGCTGACTTTAGTAACCCGGACGGTCACGGCATTGGTCCTGAGGCTTGGTTCGCACAACAGGAGGTATCCGAATGATCAACATCAACATGGACAAAGCGCGGGACATCCACCGCGACAAGGTGCGCGAAGCACGCAATCCCAAGCTGGCTGCCAAGGATGTGGAATTTATGCGTGCCGTAGAATCTGGCGACACTGATACCCAAGCCACGGTGGCAGCAGAAAAGCAGGCTTTGCGTGATGCACCTGCCGCCGCTGCTATTGACGCGGCAACTACTCCAGAAGAACTTAAATCTGCCTGGGACACAGACCTCCTTGGAGAGTCACCTTATGGAGGAACCAACCCATGACCTTAAGATTACTCGGTTCCACATCCGGTTATTCGGAAATCCAAGCACCGGCAGCCGCTGGTAGCAACACTCTGACCCTGCCTAATGGGAATGGGTCTAGTGGTCAATACCTGCAGACCGATGGTTCTGGTGCGCTGAGTTGGCAGACGCTTCCTGCTAATACCAACCTGACTCGCGGGACAGTAATTGACGCCTCAAGTGGCAGTCCTACAGAAATTGATATTGATTTAAGCTCACTGCCTACTGGTATCAGCAGAATTACACTTGTTTTAGATGCTTTAAGTACAAACGGAACATCCGGAATTGAAGTTCGCGTTGGTACTGGAGGTACGCCAGAAACAACTGGTTACACCGGAACAGTTAACCAGAGCAATACACTTACCACCATGAGCACTGGTTTTAAGTTTGATTCTGCTGCTAGTGCAGCTGCGATACGGTGTACGACCATGGTTTTGTGTAATATTGATGCAAACCGCTGGGTCATGTCATCAATAACTGGACGCACTGACCAAAATGTCACCGCATACGCTGGGGGTCGAATTGACTTGGGTGGCACGTTGGATATTATTCGCATCACAACACTTGGAGGAACCGATACTTTTGACTCTGGACGTATCAATATCCTTTACGAGGTGCAATCATGAACAGGACTATTGTTAACGCCCTGACAGGCGAAGTCACCACGGTTGAACTGACTGCCGAGGAAATTGCAGAACGCGAAGCCTACGCCCGCGACGTTCTCCCCGTAGAACAAATGAAGGATCTGCGTCGTCAACGCGATCAACTCCTTGCCGAAACCGATTACCTCGCTCTTGCTGATTCAACCCTGACGGACGAGATGCGGGATTACCGCCAAGCACTCCGCGATCTACCGGCTAACACCGTGGATCCATCAAATCCTGTTTGGCCAACTAAACCAGGAGGAAACTAATGAGCACCTTACGAGTAAACAATTTACAAAACACCGCTACCACTGACGGTGGAATCTCTATTGACGCCTCCGGTCACGTCACGGTTGATGACTTGCAAATGCCTTCTGCTGGACCGCTTAGCAACCGCAATAAGATCATCAACGGTGATATGCGGATTGACCAGCGAAATTCTGGGGCTGAAGCCAATCCGGCGGTCGATTCGACATATTATTTAGACAGGTGGAAAACTACTTCTGGTGCTGCTAGTAAATTCAAAATTGGACAAAACGCTGGTTCTGTAACGCCTCCTGCCGGATTTTCTAACTATTTGGGTTGCACATCGTTGTCTTCCTATTCCGTTGGGGCGACTGAAACTTTTAATGTTACGCAGGCAATTGAAGGTTTCAATTTTGCCGATATGCAATGGGGAACATCCAACGCTAAAACAGTCACTCTTTCATTTTGGGTTCGTTCTAGCCTGACTGGAACTTTTGGTGGTGCATTTAGAAATTCTGCCGTTAATCGTAGTTATCCCTTCAGCTATACAATCTCTGCTTCAAACACATGGGAGCAAAAAACTGTAACTATTGCCGGTGACACAACAGGAACTTGGATAGGGTCAACAAACGGAATTGGTGTTCTTATCGGTTTTAGTTTGGGGTCAGGATCTTCAAGGGTTGGGACTGCTGGTGCTTGGGCAGGGACCAATTACACAGGGGCAACTGGTCAGACCAGTGTCGTCGGCACCAACGGCGCTACGTTCTACATCACTGGTGTCCAACTAGAAGTCGGATCCGTCGCCACACCGTTTGAACACCGGAGCTACGGCGATGAGCTGGCCTTGTGTCAGAGGTACTATCAAAAGTATACTAGTCTTGCATTCAGGCAATATGTTGCAAATATATCCCGGCTAGATGTTCCACTTGCTGTGGTAATGCGGGCTGACCCTATAGTCACCTCATCAGGCTGGTTTGGAGCCAGCTTACAAACAGACGGTGTTTCGGCATATGCAAACGCAATAAGATACGACTTTCAATACTCTGGCGGCGGTACGGGGGTTATAGATATTAGCGCCGGATCAATTATTCTTTCAGCGGAGCTTTAACCATGTACCAGCAAATTGTTGACATCATCACAGGTGAAACCTTGACTACTCACATTAGGCGCCTGTCTGATGGAGCACTGATTCCAACGCCTTCCGATTATCCCGACTACCAGGAGTACCTTGCCTGGCTAGACGAAGGCAACACGCCACTACCACCAGACCCCATTCCCGAACCAGAACCTCTAACACCACAACAAAAGTTAGAAGCATCAGGTCTTACAGTAGAAGAACTTAGAGAATTACTAGGTTTATAAATCGATTTGAACATTGTTCTAGTAAGACCAGCCACTTTATAGGCTGTCCACCAAACCGTCCTGAGCCCACTGCAGAGGAGAATCTCGCTGCTAGCGGCCTCACCCTCGAAGAGATACAACAACTATTAGGGCTTACCTAATATAAGAGGACACTTCATAAACCTCCACAGACACCTCTAGGAACCCCCTGGAGGTGTTTTATTATGCCTAAAGGACAGGAGACCCCATAAGGACATTATTAC